CCCCTCCCGTCCGGGCCGGGCACGGACGGGAGGGGGGAAGGCCCCGGCTCCGGGGGCATCATAGGCTGTTGGCTCATATCGGCATTAAATATAATCCGAAAAATCCATTTGATAAATTCTATCACGGCATCCAATCCCGCATTTTAATGGGCAAATGATTGGTGGGGCCACGGAAAAAGGTTTCCGCCGGACAGGAAAGGGCCCCCGATTTTTCGGCATAATGTATCACGGTTTCCCGTTCCGGTTTTTCATGTTTGAATATAGCGGCCAATAGCATAAGGGAGGGCCACGGATTGCCCCCCGTGGCCAAATTGGCCCGCCTAGCTATGGCGAAGCTTCGGCTTAAAGTGGCCATTCGCTTTTTGGGAAAGGAGATTTTCCGTTTCACGCTTGAGGCCATATAAGGCGTTATTTTGTTTATGAATATTTTTATACAATTTTAATTCAAAGGCCAGCCATACGGCGGTTAGGGTAAGGCATCCCATCAAGGTTACCACAATATCACCCTTCATTATCGGCCAACCTCTTTACGTCCCCGGCTATCCCTATGAGAATTTCGGTTTGTTTATCTACCTTATCCTCAACGCGATTCATCAAACGCCAGGCAATATAAATTGGAAAGCCGATTTGACCTATGAATTGTGCATATGGTGCCAATTCGCCCATGAGATTAGTTTACCTTATTTCCTCATTTATCCAACCCCCATCATGGTCAGGGTTCCCCCTTTGGCTGGCACCACGCCCCAATCAATCGTGAGGTAGGGTTTTGGCGTGTAACTAAATTTGATCCCGCCCGGATCATCCCCGTATACTTGACACCAAAGAGACAAGTGAAAAATATTTGACCGAGCCCACCCGCCGGAAAGTATATCAAAGGTCCATACTCCCGTGGATAATGGAAAATCTAGTACCTGATAACCGCCGCCGCCTATTCCGCAATCCGTATAATCAAACGTGGCCCCGGCATTCGCCCCGGATTGCGGAAGGAAATAGCCGCCGCCCAATGGAGTAACTAATTCGGTTACATTGAGGCTTAATTGTACCCTTGTCCATGAGGCAAAATCAGGCCCAACCGCCGAAGTATCAAACCAAATATGAGCTTCATTTCTACTGAATTCTGAGGATGAAGATTCTGAGGAACGGTAATCATCATTTATTGCATTATAAAGGCCGGATTGGTTATTGCAGTAGCCGCCCTCGGTCCCTGCGTTGACAATATCTTGAGACATACCTAGACTTCAACTAAATTGCCGTTAGCTTGGATATATCCCGTATAGCGTTCCCCGTATAAAGTTTTCCAAGGTTCTTGTTCGGAAGCAAATTCATCTTCTGAAAATTGTGAAGATAATTCTTTGTAAGGATTCGGATAAGGCACCCATCGGAAAGAATAGTTATCTAAGCGTAAATGAATATTGTGAACCGGGGGCGGGGTATCGGTGGCCGGATCAAACGCCATGATATCAATGGGCAGATATGATTCCACCCGTTCAATTTGTTCAACCGTTGATTCCCCTTTAGAAAGGATAGGCAAATCTTCATCATACCGATAGTGCAAAAGCATGGAGTCACAATCCAAATGGATATTATATTCAAGGCTCTTGGCATCCACACAACCTACATCTACCCGGAATCCATTATCATTGCCCCAATGTTCTTTGATTTGCCCAAAAGCCAATCGGAAATTTCGTGAATAATACAGCATCCGGGCGGCCTGTTGCATATCCCAATTCGGCCAGGATAAATTAAAATCCAAATCCGAATGGAGCCGGGCATCCCCAAAGGTATAGCTTCCCACCATTTCCAATTTCGGGATAATCGGTACTTGGTATTGTTGTGAAAATTCTTGAAGCTTTCGGCTTTGGCTCCAATCCAAGGCCGGAAGCCAGGAACGGACCACGGCCAGCAAATCCGTGAGTACCGCCTTATCCATGAAAAGGATATCGGATACCCGATATTTTGGATGCTTCATCCTTTTTTCTTCACAGCTTGGGCCATGATTTCTATGGAGGATACGGCCCCGGAAAGCTGGGCCGTCCAATTGGTATTCACGGCGGCCTGATTCTTCGGCACTTGGAATACTACGCCCCTGGTGTCATTGGCCGGAACATAAATATTGATTTTCACCGTGCCCCCCGTGGTATCACGGATTTTCACATTTACCCCCGTGGCGGAAGTATTCGTTATCACCAAAGAAAGTAAATCCAAGAAGGTACTGGCCACTTGAGCCAAGAGGGTGGTTTCCGTGGTGGTGGTTAGAGTAATTTGATTATCCGTCACCAAAGACCGATCCCCATGGGGTGTCACCACTTGCCGCCCCTCGGAATCCATAGCCATGCCCGCCCGCTTGCCATCGGCCAGGGCCGTTATATTGGTGTTTTGAACCTTGCCGCCCACCTTCACGGGATTGCCGCTATCGGTTCCGCCTTCGGCTATATCCCCGGAGGTTAAATCCCCCTTGACCACTTGCCGCCCATTCAAATCATACCAAGCATTGACCCGTTGCCCATCCGTTACCGCCGTGGGCGTACCGGAAAAAGCTTTGCCACCCACCTTTACCGGATTGCCGGAATCGGTAGCCGCCGAAGCTATATCACCGGCACAAACGGCATTGATGGTTTCCAATAGGACCGCTAACGCCGTAAGAGTAATATCTAAGTTATCGGTTTTGGCCTTGATTGCATCCAATACCGCTTTTAAGGAAATAGATTGAACGTAAACCGCATTCTTACCCCCATCGGCTTCAACATTTACCCGGTCATCCGTAGTCGCATTTTTTAATTCCACCGCCCCGATTTCGATATCACCGGCTCCAATGGTGATAGTTACGCCCCCAATATCCACATAGAGCCGCTTGGTTACGGGGTCCACATAGGGAAAAATGCCATCGGACCACGGCACGGCTGGGGGGCTCACGGGGCCCAACATCGGCCCCCGGGCTGGCCCTTGGCCATTGATGGGCACTTTTTTGGAATAGGTATATTTCCCTTTGGCCATGATTCTATTCTATCCGGTATGCCCTAAATGCCAAGGCATCATTAGGATTTCCAACCTTGTAAATGTAGCCTTCTAGTACCTGGGGCCGTAAAGGCCGTTGTTGTTCCCTTGGTTTTCCAAATTATTTTAATGGTATTTGATCCAACGGGAAGGCTAAGAATATCCCAATGGGAAAAATCAAAGCTAACGGTTGTAAAAAATCCACTGGTTTCAACCCAGGCATATGATCTTGGTGAATCCACGCCATTAAGCCGAAAAACAATATCTACCTCTGAGGCCCCGGCGGAAGCCGGAATCCTTGCCGTATAAAGTGCTAATACCTTGGTGGCCACGCTTGAGCTAACCGTTATCGTATTGGTTAAATTCGTATCTTCCGTTTCATTAGTAGCCGCCGCCACCGATAAGCCCCCAGCATCGGAATCATCTAGTTTATAGGGGCTCATAGCACGGGAACGGATTTCCGAATCTTCAATATGCCGTTCCAATAACGTGGCACTAGGGATAGCCGCCGCCGCAATCTTGGTAGCTAATGGCTCCGAATGGTCATGAGCTATTTGAACAAAATTCCTCAAGGCCAAGACAATGGAGGAAAGCCCGGCCTTACCGGATGATAAAAAGCCATCCGTTAAATGGTTAAACATGGCTTTCCCAGGTAAAAAACCGCCGTGGCCCCAAGGTAAAATCCGCCGAAGAAATAACAAACCCGGATAAATTGCGGAAGCCCAATTGGTAGCTATGCGTTCCGGCCAACGGATTGAGGAATATATGAGTAGTAAGCGGGGCCGGATAGCTGGCACGGGCCGTATTGGTTTCCTTGAATTTTATTTTGCTATCACTTAACAATATGCCATCTTCAAATATACCTAATTCAATCCTGGCATTATTGCCGATAGTGGGAAATGAAAATTGGCAGTAAATAATTAAATTGATAGGATACGTTGCCGTATACTCAAAGCTAAATTCCGGGTCAAGGGTAAATATATTTACGTTTTGATCCTGAAAAAAACCCTTGATAAGGGTATTGCTTCCGAATTCATAAACATTTATGGGGGCAACCAACAGACTTGGGCCCAAGGTTCTATCCGTTACTTTTTCACGGATCACGCAATTATCCGCAAAGGAACCGGCTACCAAAGCCCCGCCCTGCCCACCAATATGGGAATGCCCATAAATATTGTCCCTAAATTTCCGTAATAGGCTTGGCGTAATCGGCTTGCCATTCGCAATTTCGGAATCGGTAATTGTGTTATAACTCATTGGCCCATTTCCACAATAAGTAATTCCCGTGGCGATTTGAATGTACCCACGTTGGTAATCGCCGGGGTAATCGTATGGGCACCCGCCGTTACGTTGATCCACCACATAACGCTAAAGCCAAATTCTTCATACATTTCATCATTCCTTGGAATCCCTAGGGCGATATTAACGCTTGAATCATAAGCCCCATCAACCCGAATCCGTAATTCAAGGCTTGATGTTGAACCCACTACGGGCTTTTCATAATTCCGGTATAGAATCATTAACCGGGAATCTACGGGGGGGTTAATAGCTATTTCTACCGCCGTATCGTAACCCGTAGCCGTGCCCACATCGGCATATGAAGTAGCCCGATAAATGGTATGGGCTTGCTTTTTTCTGGTAATCACGCCATCAGTAAATTTGGCCCCCGTTAAAATGTTGTTCGTAATTCCGCCGCTTGGGATAGTTTTTCCTTGTCCCGTGATATGGGTATGACTATCAATATTATTTCTAAGCTTTACCCATGTGGCATTAGTAAAAGCCGCTACAGCATCCGTGAGTAAATCCGTTATGGGAATTGAAGAAAAGGCCATTATGCGGCCCTAATAGATTGCCCGATAAATAACCTTTCCAATTGTTGGGCCGCCGTAGCGGAAGCATAATCCGGGGTGCCATCTTCCGCTACGCTGGCATAAAGATTTGAAGCCGGTATATCGGCATCAAACAATTTGAATTGAATATCCCCACCCGCTACCCGTACCGCCTTACTTAATATTTTTAGGAAATGATCCGCTACCCCACGGCTTCCGGCGGAAAGCTTGGGCAATATTTGATGGGTCACTCTGAGGGTGTCCCCTATTTCCATATCCAATTGCCGCATATCCGCTACGGATAACCCTATTTCGGGATGGGGGGCCGCAAACATCAGGAAATGATACCGGGCTATCAATTCGGCCAAATCCGCCCCGCCGTTGGCTTCCCGTAAGCCTTTTAGGGATATTTCCAACGGATTGCGAAGGCCAAAGCGGGCGGTTGATGCTATGTCCGTTACTTGCCTGGATTTCAAAAATCCTCCTGTGGTTACATCAAAATCATAATACACCGTCACCCGATTGCTTAATAATTCGGCCTGGCCATTCCATGAAATATCCGATTTCAAATGCTCACGGTTTAATTGCCGGGCCGGGGCCAAGGGTATGGGCCGTTCAATCATTTTCACCAAGCCAATGGTATTGCCCACCGTGGAACGCATAAATAATTTCAGGGGTTTCATCACTTCCCCCTCGGCAAAATTCTTAATGAATTGGGCCGTAAGGGTCCGATATTCGTACAAGATTTCCCGTGTACGGTCCTTGGCTTCAATCCATGAAGCCGTATCAATGGAAAGGGTTTCTAATACTTTCCACCCGCTTGGCACCGTTTCAAAATTGATATCTTCCTCCAAGGATTCACCCGTTAGTATCACCGCCAATATATCTAGGGGGTGCCCCGGCCATATCACTACTTCTTTCACTTCGGCCCCAATAGCAAAGGCGTGATATAGGGTTCCCAATTGTGCCCGGCTTAACCCCGTAAACGTGGTAGAGGTTTTCCCGGTCCACTTTATTATCTCGGCGGATTCACCGGAGCCGAGTATCAGGTAGCCCCGTGCCCCGATGGTTTCATAATTGGAGAAGGGCCCCGCCGTGGCAAAATCCGCCGTGGATTCCACGGTAATAACCGTATCGGTTTCCGTAAAGGCAAGGGTTATTTTCGTTTTCGCCACCCGGAAAACCATTTGGGAAAGGTTTTCCTGTATGTCCGTGGTTTGAAAATCATAGGCCGTTGCATCGGCATTCAATCCCAGGTTGGTAATCACCCCCAGGAATATGTTGACAAAATCCGCATAGGACGTTTTCGCCGTGCCCATTTTAATGGAGACAGATTTGCCAATAAAATCAATATCGTCAAGGCGGGCCGTGATTTCATTGTCCTTATCTTGAATGGCAAACCCGATTCCCGCATAGGTGGCCTTCGCCGCATCCAAGGAAACGCTTGAAGCATTATCCCGAATGGGTAAGGCCAGGGAACGCACTTCCTTCCCTGAAATATTCAGGGGGGCCGAAGCATATACGATGGGCACGGCTTGGGCATTGGCATACCCTGATATTTCCACCAGGAAAACAAAATCCTTTTCACCGGCGGCCAAATCGGCGGCTAAGGCCGTGGATAGGGTAATCATGGCTATAATTGTGGGACTTCCCTAGCTTCTCCTTTCAGATCAAAGGTTAATATCTTGGTAGTAAAAATCGGGTCAGCATTTATCATGGAGAGCCGATACCAATACCGCCGGGATTTAAAAATATCCCTGGGTTGATAATCGAATTGTAACGGGTCTGCCAATATCACCGCTACGCCGGGGTAAATATCCTTCACCGTCACATATTCTTCGGCATCTTCGGTCACGGCGGAATAGACCAATCCAATTATGGGCGTAAACGGGCTAGGGTTAGGCCGTTGCTCCGGTTGCCATTCGTCTATCCAAAAGGTGGTAGCCGTGGCGGCATCCGTGAATAGGGCCATTTTAAGGCTCGTAATCCCCTTGGGGGGCACAATAACGGTCATATAATGGAATTCAAAAGCCGCCGCATTGGTGGGCGTGAAAGTAATTTCCTTGGTTATGGTGGTGCCATTTTCCACCCATTTAATCCGCATCCTCATGGCCACTACCGGATTGACGGCAATCTTAAATCCAAGGGTAATAAAGCCCAGGCGGGCCGGAATGGCTAGGGTTTCCTCCCATCCTTCCCCGGCCCCGGACCCAGGGCAAACGGCCTTAATTGACCCCGCCCCTTCACTTTTGAAAGCGGTATCTAGGCTTAGAGTGGCGGCCCCCAAGGCTGTAGCCCCGGAAATGGAGGTATTGAAGCCCCCATTGGCCGAAAGGTTCCGGGTGGCATTCATCCCCATGGTATCGGCCCGGACCAAATACCGGCGGCCTTGGACAATGCCCGCCGTGGTCATCAGGTCCAACCGGGTAGCCCCCCGGGTGGCGGCATTTAGAATGGCCAATTGCACTTGGTCCGAATCTTCAAACCCCAAGCTAAATTCCTGGCCTTCCTTGGCTTTCGCCCACCAACTTTCTAACGCCTGGAAAAAGGTATCCGTGGCAATATCCAGGGATTCAAATTTGATCCGATCATAACGGCCAAAATTCAATTGCTTACGGTTGCCGGAAAGGGAAATGTTTATGGCGGCATCCTGGTAGCGGAGCCGTTCAATAAAAGTCACATCTTCCCGAATGGGAAATTTGAGTAATTTGGAATCCTGGTCATAACGGATAAATGCGGCTACGGTCCCGCCGAGGTTGGTACTATCCAGGGGCCTTACTTGCTCAAATGCCCCGCCCCAGGTATCTACTCCCCATACGGCCCCGCCCCATATCCACATGAATCAAACCCAAGTGCCATCAGCACTTACTACCACAGCATTTTCCATCGTATCGGAAGGGGGTTCATCGGGCGTAAAGGTTTTGGTTTTGTTGGCCGTAATTTGGGCCGCGCTCAAGGCGGTTACGTCCACCCAATAGCATTGTGATTGATAGGAACCCCCGATCAACCCTAATACTTCGGAGCCTTCAAATACCTGGCCGCAATATACCGGCTTGTTATCGGATTTGAGAATAAGAAGAAATTTTTTCATTAGATTTCTGCGTCAGCCGTCCAATGTGCAATCATATGGTCATTCGCCGCACCATCTACCCCGCCCGTATTATTTCCAATATTAAAACAACTGTCACCCGGTCCACCCGCCACGCTGGCCTTATCCACCCCTGTCGTATTATTTCGGATGACTCCCGTGGCACCCGTGGCAAAAGAATATAAAACGATTGTCGGTGTGGTGCGCTTGGTCACTTTCCACCTGACGGTATACCCCCAAGATTCCCCATTCGGAATAGCTCCCGTTAGCCTGAACTGTTCGCTATTGACTCCGGTTAAGGATGCTGGATTGGTCCCAATCGCATAGCTCTTTTCATAATATCTTTGGCACCTGGCGAGCTCAATTTCCGGGTCACTTGGAACAAAGGCAAGGGGCGTCAGCCCCACGATAAACATACCCGAATCGAAATAAGCCGTTCCCACGGACGGGGCGCTATCCTGACCCATACCGATACGGAGCCGGGTAGCCGTGGCGCTAACGGCTAAGATAACCGTGAGCGTTTCGTAGGCCGAAGCCCCGCTATGATAACTACTGACCGCCGTGGCGCTAATGCCGTCATCGAGCGTAAGGCGGAACTTACTGGCCACGTTTGCATGGACACGCATTTGAAAACTGACAGTCTTTCCACGGTACTGCTGGAAATTTTCTATGAACTGGTAATGTACCAGGCCAGTACAACCCGCCACCACGGTAAGGTCAACCTTCATAGCATACAATCCCTCGTCAATGACGCTGGCCTCGCGTGACACGGTGAATGTCGGCGGCCCTGCGTCTATTTGGAGCTTCCATCGGTCTGCTGTATAACTCCCGCTTGCGGGCGAACTGAAAGACGTATTCCTTTGCCACACTTCAAAGCCCCCGTTGATGATGATATTTATTATTGATCGCAAGTCGAGGGCATTAAGCCGAGCTTTAACATCTACATGATTGCCCTTCGGCAAGATCCCGAATTCAGTAAGAGCCGCCAACAATTCACCGGAAATGTCATTGATAAAGGCCCCTGTACCTATCCCGCCATCCGTTTGGGTGGGGAAGATTGGTAAGGTTGTGGGATATTCAATAGCCATTTACGCTATCTCCACTTCCCAAAGCATTTGAAGTGATTGACTCGCCCCTTTGACATAAGGGCTAAAATTCGACTGCCTGGAAAACATGGTGCCGCTTGTGCTGGCCGAGAATAACCCGCATTCCCGTATGGTGCCGGTCCCGTTCCCTGCGGCAAATGTGGCATCATTGATATATCTTACACCCGTTTGGGTTATTGTCCCCGCTACCCTGGTGCCTAGCTCCGTAGCCAAGGTGATATCAGAATCAAAGGCTTCCGCCGCCCCGGACCCAATCCCCACGTAGGGCATAAAGACGCCCGCCGGGCCGCTTGTGGTCATTCGGGCCGCTAGGGCCGCCTTCCCCGCCGCCGTCACCAAATTATCAAATTCCCGTATTTCGGCTATCCGGCCATCGGAATGCCGTAAAATCATGGTCACAAAGCCCCTGGGCTTCACTTTACAAACCCTGGGCATCAGAATTTGCATTAGGCCAAAACCTCCGAGCTTATCAACCTGGCCCCTCCAAATTGCACCCTATCGCTGATTTTCTCAACCAATAAATCAATATAGCGAACATCAGATATATTTTCGATGGTGCCTATGTTGATATTAACACCGTTGCCGTTCCCGGCAATCCCGCCCGGGGCCGCCCTACCGCCGCCCCGCGCCTGATCCACGGCATCCACGATAAAATTTGAAATGGCCGGGGGCAATACCATTTCCTTGGGTTTCATCAAACCCATCACGGAATCCTTGCCGGGGGTGCCGCCCTCTACAATGCCCCCCTGGGCGAATTTTCCGGCGGAATGGATTAAGGCTTTAGCCCCTTCCCCGGCGGCCAGGATCAAAGGAATAGCAAATAAGGTGGCCCCGAAGGATAGGAACCCGCCCAATTGAGCCTTGCCGATTTCCGCTACCATGGTGGTTTGGATTTCCGCTACTTTGGCATCAATGATTGCGTCAACCGTTTTGGACAGCCCCGCCACAAAGGCGGCATGAAAGGCCCGTTGAAAATCCCCTAGGTTTTTGAGATTTTCGCTAAAAGAGGCCCGGAAGGTATCCGTATAGACCCCCGCAAATCGCATGATATTGGCCGTCCGTTCATCGTTAGCCTTCTTTTCGGATAGTAATATTTCCTGGGCCGCTTGCTGTTGGGTCATCTTCCCGGCCAACACGGATGTTTCAATGATTTGCTTCCGTAAGGCAAATTGCTTGGCGGTATCATTGGTTAGCTGGGTTTGCATTTCAAGATTTTTAATATTTTCCTCGGCTTGCATTTGTTCTCTCGCCACACGATGATTGGCCCGAATGGTCATAAGGGCCATTTCCCCCTCTACGGTCAATATGCCTTCCTGGCTGAATTTGAGCCGGACGGCTTCCAATTCGGCGGATTGCCGGGCCTGTAATTCGGCCAGACCCGCTAACCCCTGGGCCGCCCTATCCGCCCGCAATTTGGTGCCGCCTTCCTGAACAATCTTCAAAGCTTCTTCCGCCCGTTTCGCTAATTCGTCCAATTCTGCCTTGGTCAATTCCCTAGTGGCCGTAGTGGATTCCTGATTGGCTTGTTTCTCGGAAGCCGTCCGTTTCAATAACATTTTCTCTAAATTCTTCACGGATTCTTCTCGCATTTGAATTTCATGGTTAAACCGATCCGCCGCCACGCCCTTGGCATCCTGGGCCTGTTGTTTCAGGTTAGCAATTTCCTCATTTTGAATTTTAATCAAGCTTTCAATCGTCCGGCCCGTTTCAATCCGGGCTATTTGTTCCTCTTGTTTTTTGGACAGCCATTCCGTGAGGGCTAACGTGGCCGCCGCCGTAGCCGCCGTAAAGGCTACAAAAGGATGGGCCGCAATAATGGCAAACAAGGCCACCGCCGCCCCCTGGGCCGATACCAGGGCCGCCGTAAAGAGGGGAAGGACCACAGTAACGGCCATCACCGCCGCTTGATACCCCAGGAAGGCCGTAGCTAGGCCCCCAATAATTAGGGCCAATGCCGTGGCCGCCGTGGCAATGGTTTGATGCTGATTGATAAAGGCGGTCAGGGCCGGAATAATTTGGTTTAAGGTGCCGTGAATGGCTTGTAACGCCGGGGTCAAGGCTTGCCCCAAGGCCACTTGGAGCCCGGTGACAGCTTTGGTGGTATCGTTCATGGTGTCATCTAATTCCCCGGCGGCCTTGGCGGTTTGGGTAGAAATAATCGCCCCAAGCTTCCCGGCTTCATCCCGTACCTTGGCCAGCCCATCACTTCCATTCCGTAGCACGGGTAAGAGGTCCACCCCAGCCTTGCCTAACACTTCTTGGGCCATGGCCGCCGCCTGGGTTTGATTCTTCATCCCCTTAAAGGCATCGGCTATTTCCGGTAGGATATCTTCCACCCGCCGTAATTGCCCATCGGAATCCTTAATGGATATCCCCAGCCGTTGAAAGGCTAACGTAGCATCGGCATTCCCATCAGCCGCCGCCGCCATGTTCCGGGTCAGGGTTTTAATCCCAGCTTCCACGGACCCCATATCAGATCCGGCCCGTTCCGCCGCCAAGCCAAGGGTGGAAAGTGATTCCGTGCTGATCCCTGTTTTTTGGGCAATATCATCCAAGGCATCGGCAATTTTAATGCCCCCCGTGGCAAATTCTAATACCGCCTTAGTGGCATTCTTGGCATCCTTGGCAATTTCTTGAAAAGCTTTAGCTTGGAGAACCGCCAGCTTTTCGACTTCCTTCCCTACGCCTTTAATATTGTCGCTTACTTCATCAATGGCCTTGACGGTAAAGGAAAGATTTTGATTAGGCATTAGTCATCCCCGTACAGGCTGGCCAGGAAAGCCACCGTATGATTATGGTTTTTCTTCCCCAGGATTCGCTTAACGTCCTTATGTCGTTCCTTCACGGCTTCGGTCAAAATCATTTTCGTAATGACCAATTCCGGGTAATGCCATTGCATGATTTCATGCGGGGGCACCCGGTACGCTTTCCCGATCCGATGTATGAGCAATCGGTATTCCTTCGGGAGAAAAGGATAATTCAGCTACCGCCTTAGAGCCGAGGGAAAACGCTATGATTTCCGCTTGGAGGGCGTCACCATCCCCGCCCAAATCTTCCACTAGGATTTCATCCGGCCCGGCATTGACTAGCACCACTTTGGGCGATACCACGGCCAAGCAAATAAGCTTGTGCATAAACTGGCTGGCTTTGATAGGGTCAGCATTGATTTTTTCCTGAGTAGTGATATTCGGCTCAGGCAAAAAGCCAAATTCCGCCACCAATTCAATGCCTTTCACTTTCCGAATTTGCACCTTGGCCCCCGAAGGCAAGGTAATATCCTTCCGGCTCCGGGCCTTAAATTCACTGGCCAAAGTATAGCCGTTGGTTTCGCTCATCATTTCCCCCTCACGCTGAATTTGCAATCTTCCGCATGGTGCCCATAATAGCATCAACGGCCCGCCGTTCAAATTCCCCCAGGGAATTGAATAAGAATTTTTGGCCCGTGGTCCCGGGGTGGTTGACCTTTTTGGCAAATACGAAAAATTCCGTTTTGGATTTTTTTAAGGCTTTGCCGGTTAGGCGGCTAATGGTCCTCACAATCGCCCGGCCCCCGCCCCCTTTCCCGGTTTGCCATGCTAGGAATTTGGCCCGCCGGGGCCGTATTTCGTGGGGGGTGGTATCATCTTCCACCCATAAGGCAAACCGCTTGCCTTCTTTGGTTTGGGCAATATTTTCCACAATGAAATTTAATGGCCCCAAGGCCCGGAACCCAGCCGCCCAGCCTTTGCGAAGGGTGCCCCGGCCCACTACCCCCGGCCCGGCCTTCGCTATCGGGGTGCGGTTGATTAACCCCGGCAACCCTTCGGCCAGCCCCCGGCCAAGGGCTTTGTGGTAAACATCAATATTGGCCGCCTCTTGAAGCTGTTTCCGTATGCGGGCTAGGTCAGCCTTGTTAATCGTAAGCCGCAAGCTATACGGCATGGATGGTTAAGCGGCACTTTCGCCATTCACTACGGTTACTTTGAAGGCATCAGCCGCCCCGGTTTCGTCATAAATAGCCTGATAAGGAATGGTCAACGGCACCAATCCAGGCCCGGATACCGTGGGAACATCACCCATCAGGACACATCGGGGCATATCAATGGTGAATTTGTAATTGCCCGCCCCCAGGACCGGCCCCGTATAATCCAATTGAATGGCCACTTCCGTACCCGCTACCCATTTATCATATAGGGCGGCAATATCGGCGGTTTCAAAATCCTTGGAAATACTCCCGGTCACGGTCCGAAAATCGTTAGCCGCCGGTTCCTTAGTCAACCGCCCGCCGAATTTATGGCGTTCCGCCGTCAAGCCATTATTCAATGTCACTTCAAAGCCCTGGGCATCCGTGGCTACCGTGGCAATTTTTAGAATCCCCTGGTGAAAGGGTATTAACCGTTCCGTGGGATAGGTAGCGGCTCCCGCCGTCACCTTTTCCTCATCTTCCCCTAAAATCCCTAGGGCCAATTTCAAGGTATCGGCTACCTCTTGGGAAAGGGTCAATTCGTTAATTTTGCATCCATGATACCGCCATCCCTGCAAATCCCGGCCCAATTCAAACGTGAGGCCCGTAGGCAGGGCCGCATTGGCCACAAGGGTAAAGGTATGGGTCCAACGGGTAGCGGCTTCGGTTTCCACTGTGGCCACACTTCCCAAGGCGTGTTTCAACAATTTTAGCATTCCTTCATACATGGCTTCAATTTCCACGGACCCGCCCACGGTTTTGATAGATTGGAAAAAGCCCCGTTGGGTAGCCCCTCGCATGGAGGGTTTAATAATCGGCTCATCCGTAAGCTTCAAGCTTTCGGAAAGTATTTCGTTCCATTTTGAGGAAGCTACGGGGGTGCCATAAGTGGATTCTTCCCCGTATCCCAATGTCGTTTTGAATCCTTTTGCTGGCATGGCTATTTACCCCCTTTGATTTTTTTGGGTTCCGTCACGGCTTCCCAATCATCCGGCAAATTCTTTAAGAGCCGATCCGCCAAAGAATCGGGAAGGGTCACGGTTTCCCCCCGCTTAAAATTCCAAGAAGCCCCGGCATCGTCAACGGACCCTTCCGGCAATGATCCCTTATATTTCATCAGCATTATGTCCGTGCCCCCTTTTGAAAAAGCTTCACCGCTTGCAATACGATTATACAGCCATACGTTTTTTCGCCTATCCCCTCCCATCGGTCCGTAAAGATATTGAAATATTCCACGGTATTGGCTAATTGCATATCGGCCTCTAGGACATTACAAATATCATCCTTCATTTTTAAGGCCCCTCGCACTTGGGAAAGACTGGTGGGCACTTCGGTATCCTTGCATACGCAATGCAATTCCACGGCTAGGTTACAGGTTCGCCGGTTTTGGAAGCTTCGCCATTCCTCCGGGTCACGGGTGGGCCGAATGAGAATAAAGGGGGTTTCCCCGGTCAAGGCCCGGTCATCATCCCCCTGGTATACCGATTTGACATAAGAAAGGGTTGTGGCCTGGGCGGCTACAATTTTGGCAACTACGGCATCAAAGATATCCGTGGTAATGCTCACCGTGGGGGGCATGACTTATATCCGCTTAATTCGGAGGGTTTCCAATTGTTCTTTAATATGGGTAGGCCAGGAAGTAAGAGTAATGGTTTGTTGGACCCCATCCCCTGTGGTAAAGGTTTTTGTTTTCTCCAGGGCCAGGATACCCGCCATTTCCGTGGCAATCATTTCAATAAAAGGGGGCGTAGGGTCTACGCCAAAATCTCCGGCCACTTCAATTTTGTTTCTGCGGGTATCCCAAAATCCGGCCACCCGTTTAATGTATTCCGGGTATAGTTCGTAATCCGTTTCCACTACCAGGGTCACGCCATCTTCTTTAAGGGAAGATAGGGAAATGATGGGAAAGTATTTGCCCGGTAAAAAAAGATTGGTTTGTCGTTCCGCTTTTGCCTGGGTTTTAATCGGGGTGCCCGCATTGACCGTGATTTTTTGCCAAAAGCGGCCCGTTACGTCATCCAGATAGGAGGTCACATAGGGAATGATTTGGGTAATCTTGGCATTCTGATTGGTGCCACCAATGGAATGGTACGCCTTAACTTTGTCTAACGTGGTGTAATCGGCCATAAAAGAAAAGGGGGCCCAGGTGGTTTAGACCCGGGCCCCCTTGCTCATGTCCTTATTTCCTTTTGCCTTTCTTGCCTTCGGGTTTGGTTATGGCCTTGTGTTCCTGGGGGGCTTCCACCGCCGCCGTTTCAGACTTCGGCTTCCGGCCCACCGTTTCCACCATGCCCAATTCCACCAACCTGGCCGCCCGGTCCGGGGCTACTTCAAATTCAGCCCCGGACAGATATTCTCTATGGTTTTCATACATCAACCCCAGGGCCCGGACGGTAACGCTTTCCATTACGATTGCGGCAAGTTATGGGCTTTACCCAAGACCGCTATGCAAGAGGTAATGGATGATTGGGTGGCCCCTGTAAGGGTGAACACCAACCGCACAAATGCCAATCGGGCTTCCAAATCGGCATACAATTCAAATCTCTTATCATCATCCGAACCCACGATGTTGGCGATTGTTGCCCCGGTCACATCGGCATAAGTTCCGCCCGAAGTGGCGCATTCTTGCATTTTGACAGCTATAACCGTATCGGCATGAATGGCCCCGATCCCGATTAAGAATAACACTTCATTGAAGCCCTGCCGATCCACCGCTAACCCGTTGGCCGAAGCCGCCAAGGTTTGAGGGGTCAGGGCCAAAATCGTTTTCGTTCCTTCCTGCATTGTGTGCATTGTCGTTTCCTCCCTTATCCCTGCGTTATTTGACGCCGGTTAATTTCTTAAAGGCATCCGTCAAAGCCACTTGCCCATCCCAACGGCCCCACATTTTCATCAAAAGCTGGTGCTTGACGAAAGCATTTTCCGCTTCCGTGGAAGTTTCCAGGCCGAATTCGCCACGGTCAAACCAAAAATATTGGCTCCAATCCCCTAAGAAGATTTCCGATTCCGTGCCCGCCCCTAGGGTGGTGGGAATTTGCGGAATTTCAAGGACCGGGTGCCCTAACAGGGTGCCGGGGGCTTGAGGGGCCAAGCCGTCCAAATACAGGAAACGGCCCTGTAAGTCTATCAATTGCTCGATCAAGGAAATAACCGTGCCGTGAATGGCCCATGCGGCATTTTGCCGGTATTCTTCGGTTAAGGTACGCCGAACCTTGATTAGGTCGGACGCCGCCAAATTGGCCCCTAATTGGCCCGTTGCACCAATACCAATTTGGTTATGCAAGCCCAGGGGTTCCCCGGAGCCGGTCCCATTGATAATTTTGTTTTGGATTTCCTTACGGAATGCCTTAGCAAATAACGTGTCAAAATATTGCACCACGTTAAACCGGCTATCCGCCAGTAATTCCCGGCTCGTCCGGGTCATGCCAAACAAGGCATTCACTTTCCATTTGATTTGCTCTGTGGCGGGGTCTGATTCTGTCCCCGTGGTATTTTGCCCTTTCCAAAATACGGATACCGCCGCCCCTTCCCTGGGCATTTCGCCGGAAATGGAACCAATGGGAACCGTAGTCACCTTCCCCAACAAATGATTGGGGGCTTCGATTTTGTAAATAATATCCTGGGCCATTTCATCGGGCACCAAGAATCCGCCTTCTGATCCCACCTGGGTATTCAGGGCTTTCAATTCCGATTGGTTCTTATCCACCACGGCGGTAACAAACCGCTTGGCATTGGCTTCCCATGACTTATCCACTTGCTTGCCATCGGGGGCCGTGAATTTCATATCCCGATTGGTGGCCGGGGAAGCTTTTAGGGCCGCAATTTGGGCTTCCACCGTTTCCGCGGAAACAAATCCCTTCAATGCCTTTTCGATTTCGCCCAACCGTTTTTCCGTAACCGAACCGATTTTCTCAAATTCTTCTTTAATGCCCGCTACCAACTCCTTAACGTCCATATTATTTTCCTCCCGTGAGTTTATCGGCCAAGGCTTTTGCCTCATCGGCCAATTGTTTTAATGCTTGGTCCACTATTGACGCTTGCAAGTATTCCAACAAATCCGCCAATTCCTTGGCCGTGGCCGCATCTTCCAAAGCCTTAGCATCGGATACCGATTTGCTTTTTCCTATCTCCGTGAAGGCCGCCCGCAAATCCTTCAAATCCCCAAAATCAATGGACCGGCCCGCCGCCGTAACCAAGGCTTCCCGGTTGGCCGGGATGGGCACAGCCGACACCTCCAACAATTCCAAATCTTCAATCACTCGGTAAATATTTTGCCCGTAGGATTTGACTTCATCCTCAGTAGGTTTCCGCCATGCCTTCGGAATGAAGCCCACGGAAAAGGCACTTAAAAACCCATCCCGGTACATTCCCCATACTTCCTCGGCAAAGGCATGATCCGCAAATATGGGCGTAAACCGTAGGCCGTTTTCGTCCACCATTAATTTGGTGGCCTTTGCCACTGGCAAGGTATCGTAATTATGCGCCCAGGGCACGACAGGATTTTTCTTAAATAATTCCAGGGTGCCGACAAAGGCTTGGGGCAAGATAATTTCCCCTTGCCGGTCCACGCTCTTAAAACTAGCATAGGCTTCCACGCTACGCTCATCCACGTTCACGGACCGAACCTCGGCAAAAGATTCATGGGCTTTTTTCTCTCGCAATTCTTTTTCCAAAGCCGCCATTTCTTCTTTAGTCATGGATTGGTTTTAACATTGAAGGGTAAACCGTCAACCCCTCCGGCCCGGCACCAACACGCCCACATGATTAGGGTGGAATTCGATACTATCCGCCTCATCAATGGGTATGCCCGTGGAAAGGCACCCGTATTTTTCCCCCTCCACGGTATGCCCCTCCGGCCCGCCTTCGCATCCGATTACGTCTAAAGTGGATATCCCCACATCTTTATAGCTTCGGACACTCACCCGGTCCCAGGTAGCGGAAATTTCCGTGCGGGCAATTCGTTCCGCCCGGTAGTTTGTAGCTTCCGTGAATACGCCTTTCACGCCCTTAAATTCATCGTCCGAAACGCCGTCAATAATTTGCTCCAAAGAATAGCCCCGATCCACGCCCAAGGATATTACTTCATCCAAATCCGTCCGAGTAGTCCGATTAACCCTGGGCACCCGATTGGCCAACGTGCTACGGGCCGCCGATAGCTTGGGGTCATCATGTTTTAATTTTGAGCCGGTTAGGGCGTTCAAAATATCCACGCTGGCCGATATCGTGGCGTCAAATTCCCCTTTCATCAGATTATTGATTTTCCCCGCCTGGCCTTCCCAATTAAATCCCGAAGTGGGAGCCTTCACCACGGCCATGGCCTTGGCTCGTACCCCATGTTCCCGAAGATAGCGGATTACGGCGGCCTGTTGATCCTTGAAATAGGCAATCAACGCCGCCCGCACTTTAGGCCGCCTTCGGTTTTTCATCCGATCATACGAAAGCAAAATCCGATTACGGCCCACGGCTCGTTTCATGTGCGATACGGTCAACCGGGGGTATAACGCCCTGGTGGGGGTGGACTCGCCCGGGGGTTCCGTGCCTTCCTGGGGGGCCGGTTCTTCCATGGCGTCAACCGGCATAAGGCCCACCGGAAGATAAAAGCTATTCATGCCGGGGGTATCGGATTCCTCCAAGCCTAAAAATTCTACCCGCACTTCATTAGGGGTAATCGCCCCTAAGGCAAAGTACCGTTGGGCTACTTCGCTTTCGGATTTGTCATCATCGAAAATTGGCATATCCGTTTCCACCCGCCAATCAGGATTGAACGGCATCACAATATCTTTGGTTATTTGCTCATCAATTCGCTTGACCAACGGGGCAATGGTTTCCCGTTGATACGTTAAATCCTGTTCCTCAGAATTAGAATAATTGGCATTCTCCATAATGCCCGCCTTGGCCGGGGGCACCCCGAAAATAGACAGGATTTCCTGTTGGGTAAATTTCAACGTGCCCAAAAATTCCATATCCTTTTGAGTGACGCCGGTTTGTTTGTACTTCAATCCGGCTTCCAAGAGGGCCAGCTTTTGCATCCTCTCTACGCCTTGATGCTCCTGTAAAAATTCTTTTTTGAGCCGGGTGAAACTTTCCTCGGTCATTTGGTTTTCTGATTCCAGTACCCCGGAGAGCCACGCCCCTTGTTCAAAAAATTTCCAACTGAATAGATGGGCGGCATTGTCAATTTCGTAAGTCATAATAGATGCTTGAATTTTCCCCATGCCATACCAGGAATCCCTAGGGTGGGGCAATTTCGTATGGCTCACCCGCGCCGCATCAAATGGCATCCCATCCCCACGCCCACTGGCCCCATTCGGGCGGAACACAAACCCGGAAATAAATGTTTCCCTGTTAGGAATGATGGTCACATTTTGCGGGGGCATCTGCCATAATTCCCGTGGAAGATTCCCGATTAAATCATCTTTGAGGGTATAATTATTTCCCACTAGCAAAAGATTCCAGGCCATAGCTTCCCGCAATTGCGGGCCGGTCATAAACGGATTAGGCCGCTTGAGCAAATCAATTACTGGCCCTTTGGTAATTTCCCCGTTATCGGCATCCAATACCTTAAACCGCTTGAGGTAAATAGATTCCCCGATAATAGAAACGCATTTATAGACCATGGCAATTTGTTGGGCCGCCTTGAGGTAGGAATCATAATCAATGTATTTGGATTTCGGGTCTAATTGGGTTTGCCCATATGCCCGCAAGGCGGAAAAATTCTTGGCCCCAATAGACCAATGGAATAGAATTTGCCTGATCCGAGGCATGAGCAACGCAAAGGGATTCATAGCCAGCGTGCCCTAGGTATCTTGGCGAACCGCCAAGCAATTGTATCTAGGTTTTGGGCATGGCGGAAATGGTCCGGGCCGGTCCTTGCATATTCGTACCATATATTCCCCATCTTATCTTGCTTCCTCACTTTGACAAGGTTTTCGCCATGCTTGCAAAATTCCTCAACGTCCCGGCTCATGGGCGGCAAAATCGCCATTTTGTTTAGGAGTACGTCCCGGCTTACGTCCAAGGTCATGGTGCGGTTACTATTCACCTGGCCTTTTTTGTTATCTAGCTTCGGGTCATTATCCACGTTGTCATCGTAATAGCTTAACCACACACGGCCCGGAAAACGCTTTTGTAAATCCCTGGCCTTCCGTGTCTCCGGCATGGCGTCAATAATCACGCTGAAAGCCCGATACTCACGAACCAGGGAATCTATTTCCTCAAATTCTCGGAGGACACGAAACAGATATTGCCGCCGTCCATCCGGGGCGGGCCAACTAATCACGCAATGCAAAAGCTTCCCCTGGTCAATGCCAATGGTGGATTGCATCCCGGCGGGAAAGCTGGGGGCTTCGGAACCGCAAAGGGTTTTGAGAAAATCGGCTTTCAATTGCTCCGATATGTCAATATAAGGAAGCCCCAATTTATTGTTATAGAAAACATCCTTGTATACCAAATCCTTGTAGGCCGTGAGAATTTTAAGCGGGCTAATCGTGGCGGAAAATAATTGACTGAAATGGTAGCCCCTGATTTTACTTGAAGGATTTCGGGCAATCCATGTTCCATTTCGGTAATCAATTTCCTTTTTGCATTTTTGGCATATCCGTATTACATGACCCTCGGAGACTTCGGCCAAACAATCGGGGAAATAATCGGTTAGCACGTTCTCATGACCGCACCCGTGGCATTTGATATGCCAATACCGTTGATCCGATTTCTTGAATTGTTTATCTATTCCATAATCCGGCAAGGTGGGATTGGATAATTCGGTAATCCGTTGAACCTTGGAAGCCGATACCCGTTCTATAGCTTCCTCCCGGCGGGCAGGTTCGATTTCGTCTAATTCATCAAATACCAATTCATCAGCCGGAAAGCTTTTGATGCTCGCCTTGGATTTCATCCCACGCAAATATAAATAGGCCCGGCCTATCCGCTTGATCCGTGTATTATCTAATTCCTCAGATTTCACTTCCTGGGATTTCAATGTGGGATTGGATTCTAAAATAGGGTTCACTTTATAGTTAGCAAAATCCCGCATATCCGTAAGAGTGGGAAGGAAGTAGCCCACGCCTAGCGGCAATTCGTATTTGCATCCGTGGATAGACCAAATCAATACCACGGTACTTAAACCCATTTGGGGGCTTTTTTCTATAACGGTATGTTCAGCCCTGGGAAATTCGTACAATTCGGCCAGGTAAGGCCGTTGAATTAAATCAATCCGGCCTTCGGGAATTTTAATAGCTTCTTGGGCAAAGAAGGCTAAAGAATGGGCCGCCCAAAAACTATTATAAGCCGGGTTCTTTAGCTCGTTTGGCTCTAGCCCTGGCAACAATGTTTCCGATTTCTCTTAAAGAATTCTTATCCAAATCCTCCAAACTTGGCGGGATTTCATCCCCGGTCCGGTCCGTGACTTCCCCCCGGGCTAACCGTTCCGAATCCAAGGCCAGCCGGTAGGCACTTACGGGGTTATCGGAAAGGCCGCTTTCCAATTGCTTGTAGGCCACTTCTTGAATTTTGATAGCCCGTTCAATATGCCGGGCGTTCATTTCGGCCACCGTGCCTATGGTACGCCGTTCCGTTTCTACCGCCACCTTGCCGACATAGGCCCGCCTCTTTTCTACCCATCCTTGTTTGCTGGATTTCCTTTCCAGGCAACGCAAGGTATAGCCCCGCTTGCCTTTGTATTTTATGGCAATGTCAGCTAAGGAAAGCCCATTATGGATATATTCCACGGCGGCATTGATGGGCTTCTTCGTGGGATTGGCTTTCTCGGGCCGGGTCTTTTTGCTCATGGCTTCATGGTACGCCTTCGGAACAAGGAAAAGAAACTCCCCCCAGGTGTACTACCCCAGGGGGAGCCCATTACACGATTGGCGGGACTGATCCAGCCCCCGGAGCCTGAGCCGGAGCCGCCACCTTTGAGCCAATGGTTAATTTCTTGGCCTTGTCTTTCTTGCGCTTTTTTGCCGTCTTTTTGTTGGCCACTTGTCACCCCCTTATTGTCCTGATTCCGTTTCCTGTTTCACATCATGCCTCCCCACAAAGGATGCAATATCGTCGTAATGATCCAAAATTAGCCGGGCCTTGCGAATTCCAAAACTAAATGGGTAACGATCTTCCGGCCCTTGGCTGAGAATCAATACCGGGCTTCCCTTATATTCGGATTCCTGTACTTCACTCATGTTTCACCCCCTTTTGTCTATTTGAACCTCATTTCAATTTGCCAAGCTTGCGAAGCTGTCCGTTCACGCCCCGCCGGTACATCGTCCCATCAGGGTGAATCACGATATCCAAGGGAAGCCGGGGCTTCATCAGCCAAATATACAGCTTCAAGATTTCAAAAGGAAAATTTCCCATGCCAGCCGGGCGATTCTAACTATCATGGCCCGGCATCTTGGCATGGCTATGGACTAGACAACTTTTTAAATCCCAGGCTACGGGTTGCCCGGCCAATTCCACTTTGAAAATATGAGCAAAGGCCCCCAAAGCTAGGGCTTCGGGGTCATTCACGTTTAATTTCACATTGGCCAATACCGCCGTGGCCTGGAAAGCATGAGCCGGGGAACCGATAAAGCCCCGAAGGATCAATTCTACTCCTTGAATTTGGAGGGGTCCACGAGGCCGGGGGCTACCTTCCCCGGCGGGTGGGGGAGGGCTTTTCTTCATCTTCACGTTAAGGCCGGACCATTTCACCCATCTATTGCCCATATTGGCGGGTGGCCACCAAATCCCGAATATGCCGGGCATCCTCCCGCACCGTGGGATTAAAGGCTTTCCAATCCTTCCCATGGCCAATCAAGAAGTGGCAAGCCGTGGAAGATTCGCAAAGGGTTACTAGGTTGGTGGGGTCTAGCTCCCGTTCCGGCGCCAAATGAAACGGGTGGATATGATGCACTTCCGGTTTCTTCACCCCTCCACACGCCGCGCAATCGGAATGGGCGGCCAGGTGGGTTTTTCGCACCCTCCACCACCGGGGGGAACGGGTTAGCCCTTTTAAGAGGGTCCGAAGGGTCACGGCTTACACCTCCCCCATAAACCTTGCAGGGTCCGAAGGGCCTTTTTCTTTTTCCGCCGGGCCTTGGCTTTGTTCCTTCGGGCTTTATTCATTGGCGTAACCCCATTTGACAAACCGGATACGGCCATTCTTCAAGCGCTTGAATTGCGGATTGATTTTTTCAATATGACATCCGTTAAGAATGGGTTTCAGGCTTTTATGTTGCACTTTGAGCAAGAGTGTATCTTTCATAAATTCCTGGTCTGAAACATGCCAGCCTAGCACTTTGGTATACTTCGGGAAAGGCATCAATTGGAATAACAATTCCGCCGTGATTTCAATAACGGCCTTCCGGCTTTCGGCGGGGTGCCGTTTCAAGAGGCTTTCCCAATCCGTTGGCTTACGTTATCCCAACACGGATTGCATATCACGGTTTCCCGGCCTTGGGCCGGTTGCTCTTTGGACCCGTGGGGGTTGCCTTCCTTGTCCACCCCGGACCCGCATTCAAAACACCAACGGGTTAAATTCACGGCTTCATGTTCGGGGGCAAGGCTACTGCCGGAACAATGGCACTCTTGGGTTTAAAACATTGGGCCAATATTCCGCCTTCCATCATTCGTAATGCCGCTATTGCTTCCTCCGGGGTGAAGCCTTCCACCCCAAGATGGAATCCCGTACCGTCCGGTTTTCGTTCAATAAAAATTACCTGTCTCATGGGGCGGTATTTTCACCTTTCCCGGCTCCGGCTTCAAGTACCCGTTTCCAAAATTCGTCCCAATCTTTGGCATCACCGGGGGGCCGTTGGTTATTCAGCCGGGTATTTTCCAGGTTTAATTTGGCCATGTAGGGTTTCACTTCCGCCAGGGCCTTTTCCGCCGCCTGACAATCCGCCTTCCAGGCTTTCCGGTCCTGGCGTTCCATGATCCACAGCGTACAAAAGAGGACCGCCAGCCATCCCGCAAAAATAGCCTTCATGCTCATACGCTTGTAATCGTCAATCATGGCTTGACCATATGGCGGTTACAACGCCCACACCATAAATGCTTAGAGCATTCACGGCCACAATGGCAATTCAGCCAATCCCAACCATCATCATGGCCAACGGCCCAACACCCAATAAGAGCTTTGATCCGTAAATACCATTTTTCAAACATTAGGATTTTGCACCCCACGGCTGGCCATATCTCACCGTGATTTCCGTTCTTGGGTTGGCCTTGTCATATTTTTTATCCTGAGCCGTATGCACCAATTGGGCATCATCCAACCACAGGATTTTATTACCCGCATCCTGAACAATTTTAATAAGGTTGTCATTATCAATGCGCCTGTAGGTGGAACGGTAGAATATGCATTCTAACCAAGCGGCCTTGGCGGGGTTCCAGGCCGCCGCCATCTTGGCTTTGGCGAATTCATAGCCCAGCATATTGGCATAGGCCCGGCTGGCCCGATCTTTGAAAAAGACACCCCGCCCGGCTCGTACCCGTTTCCAGGCCATGGGTTCAAGGGCTATGGTAATTTGGAGGGTTTCTATTTTAAGATTTTTCAATGACTTCCATTCTGCCCAATGCTCCCACCGCCTCATCAATAATTTTCATGGCGGATTCCATGGAACGCCGAACATCATTCAATCTTATCAACACCTTAGATTCATCGTTATTCAAGAGGCGATAAACCGCCTCACCAATATTTCCATCCATCCATTTTTCTATCTTGATCCCTGATTTAACTTCAAATTCTTTGAGGCATTTTCGCAATTCTTTCAAATCTTTTTCCACCCATTCTACTTTAGATTTAATATTTTCTTCGCCTAACTTGATTCCTTCCGCTTTACCCTTTCTAAATGATTCAGCTATTTTGGATTTTGGAGTAATAATTTCCGTGCATTTCCTCATAATCCCACAAACAATTTCGATATCCATGGAATTGGGTTTCATTTTTTCGGGATTCTTCGCCGCACGGAGAGTTTTACCAAATGGATATAATAATCCCCAATTCATGGGCACTTCAGATTTTGGGATAACTTTTTCTCCTGGGGCTACCATCCACCAAAAATGACAATATCCGGCAATTGCATCGGCCTTTTCAGGATTCTTCAATTCGTTAAGCCAATCAGCACGGGCCGTTTTAATCTCAAATCCATGTAAGTGAAGCCCTCGGCTTGGGAATAACGACATAGCTAGGGCATCAGCCGTTCTAACTCTGTAGCCAAATCCTGTTTGATTTCTTACCTGTGGAAGTAGGGCATACTCGGGGGAACAAAAACGATTTTCTAAAAGTGCTATTAAATCTGATTCATGCATCAGAATTTCACCCGGCGCATTTCCACCCAGGATTCAACCTGGGGGTGCAACTCAATCACCCGGCGCATGATGTATGGCACATGGGAATTATTCAGCTTAAATCCTTCCTCATCCTTGGCGTACACCGTGACTTCCCACCTTACGCGCTGGGCAATCATCATGGCGGCAAATTTCTTTTTGTGGGCCACGGCCTCCAAGGCGAATTGAATAAACAGGGTCAGGATACGGGGGTATTGATCCAGATACTTAAACGCCTGTTCCCGGTAATTCGTTTTCTTCACACCAGGGATTAACCCGGCTGAAATGGATACTTTCCGGCCCACGCCGGGCACGGGGGCCAGATTCTTAAACAATGGCAATTCCTCGGGCCGGATGGCCGGAGCTACTCGCACACGGGTAAGGGCGTCTTTGAGGGGTGTTATGCTCATGCGGCTACCTGTTCCGGACTTTCCCATATTTCCACGGGGCCCAACTGTTCATCATTTTCAAGTCTTGGTGTAAACCCCCATTTGCCTAAAATACCCTCCATCAAGCCCAATGGAGTGGGCACGGATACCTTGAATCCATCACCTTCAATAGCCTGTATTAAATCCTTAAAATATCCTTTTCGTTTTTCCGTCACTTCCACCATGCTTATAAATATCGTGTTATCCGTTTTCCATAACCATGATAAATCTAAGAATCTTTTTTTATTAAATCCCCAATGTTCCGGGGCATTGCCTATTTGAATCATCCCGTTTTTCATGGCCCCATTTCCACATTCTTTTCAAGCTTAGACCGTTCCATAGAAAATAAAGAACGGTATATATCCAATTCTTTTTCCAACACATCCACTTCATGCGAAGCGGCCCTAAATTCCGCTTCTAAGGCTACGGCATCCATCCGGTAGGTGTGGGTTTCCTCGTAGGCCATTTGCTTGGCCGTTTCCACGGTCATGGCGGGCCGGGCCTTGTGAATTAGGTATGCTTTGGTTTCCTCTTGCTCGGCTATTAAGTCGGCCTGTTGCCATACCAACCGTTTGCCGTCCATTTGCTGATAAAACCCTGGGAGCATTTCGATAATGGCCACCATTTTAGTTTCGATTTCTTGGGCGGTCATGGTTTAAATCTTTCGCTCAATAACTCCAAATATTTAGCGGCTTCAAGCATGGCGGCTAAAACTTTTCTAGCTTTGGCTGGCTTACTGTTTTGAAAAAGGAATTTTGTTCCAGCATTTCCAAAATCAGCAAAAGGAAACAGGCTGATTGATTTATCATAGTGGGCAATCCCGGCAATCAAAATACCTTCATCCTTGAAAATTACCCTGATTTCCTCAAACTTAATTTCCATTTATTTCCCCCTTTCCGGCTTGCCACCGGATAACCAAATACTAGCAATTCACTTTCCCTTTTTCAACCGCCAATCTTCCCCTTTTATTTCAATCACCCGGCACAAGCCCGCCAATCGTGAGGCCAGCCGATCATCCCCCATCTTTTCGGCTAGGGCTTCCGGGCTGTAATTAGTGGTGAGAATGAGGCCATTTTTTCCCCACCGTATCCGGGCTTCGATAATCTCATATAGGATTTGATTAGAAAATTCCGTGGCCCGGCCCACGCCAATATCATCCACGGCTAATATTTCCACTTCCCTAAATTCCTTGAGTAAGGCCCTTTCAGTCTCCGGGTCTAATTTGCGGAATTGCCGGGATAGCTCAATGGCGGAAATAAACTTAGCCCTAGGATAATCATGGAGTAAGGCCGCAAGTAAATGGGTTTTCCCCACCCCGCACGGGCCCCATAAAAATAAATTATCGTCCGTGGGTTTAAAATCCTTGGCGGCCATGAAGGCACGTTGATTATCCGGGGTTTTCTGAAATGTGGCCCAGGTCAGGGCCAGGAAGGCCGGGCCATATAAATTTTCCATATCTCGTAATTTACGATAATATACTAGGCATTCCCCGCATGATTCGCTTGGTACTCCCGGTTCATCATTAAATGCCCGATCCGTGTTTTTCCATTCTTGTTTACCACTTAACCATTCCACTAATTCAAAACGGCTTTCCTTGCCGCACCGTGGGCAAGGCCGCATTTCCGTGGGATTATTCGCTAAGGTGGGCATATTTTCCCGGCTTGGGCGTAGCGGCTCCGGCATAGATTCCATTGCCTTTTTGATAGGCTCCATTGTTTCCCCCCTTGATTTTGAAATTCTCTAATGGCTTGACGCTATCGGTAAATTTTATCACGCCCCGGCTACAAAATTCTCCCAAGGCCCATTTATAGCTGAACCAATATTCTTTTGGCAATCCCATCACGGCATTGTAATTACTGATTGCCTGTTGGATTTCCTCCAAGGAATAGGCTTCCAGGGCTTTAGTCATGCCTTTTTCATGTGGGGCGGGGGTTTTATGCTTCGGTAAATGTTCCATAGCTTGCCACCACTGATATATCTTTTGTTTATTCTTTAATTCTTCTTCTTCTTCTTCTTCTTCTTCCTTCTTCTTCTTAGGCGTTTCCAACCCCGTTCCGTTATTTCGTTCTCGTTTTCGTTTCCATTCTCGTACTCTTAAATATTCTCCCTGGTAATCTTGCCACTTAACGATTGTTATTACCCCATCCGGGCCTATTATGACCATGTTATTTTGAACAAAAAACCGGGATAATTCCACCCATTCCTTGCGGGTAATTCGCATCATGTGGGCCATTTGTTCAAAGGTAAATCCCATTTTTTCAGTTACGCCAATATTGCCATAGCCGCATTCATTCCCACAACGGGCCGCAATTTTTAGAAGGCGAACCCATCCCCCCTCTTGTTTCATAGTCATGGTTTCGCCCCCCTCGGAAAAATATTTAAACCAAAGCATAGGAATATTTTGCAATCTCAGAACCCGCCCCCTGTACCCGGCAAGGTGTGGGATTTACCGGGGGAAACATTGGCTCACCCACGGGGGCGGGGTCTAACATTGGCCGGATACTCATTTCTTCTAAGGTTGTAATCATTTTCGTTTCCCCCTGCAAGTAAAAAATTGGCGGCATAGAATGGGGTAGCCGCCTTAATAGGGGTTCACGGATACAGTCCCGCCCATCCCCCCGGCCTGTATTCCTATCCTTTCCGGCTTTGTAAATCCTTCCAAATCTTAACGCCGGATATTTCCCGTACCCCATCATCAACCGCCCTTTGAATCAATCGGGGGTCCGGCACCTTGAATTTGTCCGGCACTTCCTTAGCATTCACCACTTCCGATTTCCACACTTCCACATAGGTAACTTTCCCTTCCGGGGTGTAATGGGTTTTCGGCATAGGGGCCGGGGCCATCACTGGGGGCGGGGTGTATTCCTTCCCCTTAGCCTCGGCCTTTTTACGGGCTTTTTCTGATTCTTCGGCCTGTTTTCGGGCTAATTCCTCGGCTTTGCGATCCTCGGCCAGCTTCCAATCCTTTGCCGCCCTATCCACCTTCTTTTCGGCCATTTCGATGGGTTGGAGCCGGGCCTTGAAGGCATCGGAAAGCCGTTTCCACCCCTGGTAAATCGGATCACAAAAATAGGCCCGCATTTGTTCAATCCGTTTCCGTTCCTGGGCCAATTGCACCAAAAAGAAATTGGCTTCCCCAAAGCTGGCCGCATCCTTCACAATCAAGCCTTCCGCCTTCTGAATCAACGGGTGCATGGATTGATCCATTTCCTTCAATTTCAATTCTGCTTCCTGATTTCCTACCGTTGCCGTTTCCATTGTTTCCCCCTTTTATTCAAGATGATTGGCGTAATAATATCGCCAACCTTCATACAAATGCCGGGCTTGTAAAAATGATTCTGGCCGGTAGTCTACCCAATGCGGTTTGAATTTTCCATTGGGTTGTAATTCCACCACGGCCAATTTATCCGCCGGGGCCAATTTCATTTCCCGCCGGGCGAATTCGTAGGCATTAACTTGCATCGGGTGTTCAAAGGGCCGGAATTTCCCGGCCTTAAAATCCACCACGATAAGGCTATACGGCTTAGTTTTTTCCTGTATTTCTTGATCTAACGTACCGGCGAATTTATATTTCAAGGAAAATACGGTACGTTTCCGGGCTACCACTTTGAGCCCATGCACTTTAAGGAAATTTCTGTAACTGTCCACATAGCCGCCCATCAGGGGCACGGAATGGGGCGGGGCCAGCCGTTCCTTATCTATTTCCGCATGGACCGCCGTTCCCCAATCCATTTTGGCTTGTTGGTCATTCAATCGCCCCATAGCCCGTAATTTTTCAACGTCCGGCTTGCGGATCATGGCCAATACACTGGTAACACGGGCAAAGCTTTCACCCTTGCCATTCACATAAAAGAGCCCGGAGGAATGGAGCAAAGGGGTTTGGCTCACGCCGCCCCCCCATTGCCCTGCCCTTCAATTTTCTTAATTAACTGCAACACCTGGCCGGAGGTTAATTTACTTAAATCCACCCGCCCGGATTTGTCTTTCCCCAAGGCCGGGAACATTTCCACGGCCCATTTCGCCACATGAGTATTCACCTTTTTGCCGTAGGCTTTCCCCCACATGGTTTTCAATTCCTTTTCATCGGCGGCCCCGGATTCTTTGGCCCCGGGCGTTATGCCATGGTCCTTATCTCCCGGTACGACTTCGGCATCATCCACCTTGGGGGCGGAATCGCCTTCCCCTTCCTCGGCGGTAATGTCCTGGGTGAAGATATCGGACAAGCGGCAAGCTTCCAGGGTGGCATCAATCAGGCTCCGCTTTTTGCCAATCTTGAGAATGGTATTAACCAAGGTGAAAATTTGGTCATTATCCACCCGGAAGGTTATACGGTCATTCCATCGTTTCATGGGCAGGGCGGAAATATCGTAGGCGGGCGGCACTTCTTTTTCCGTCACCCAACGGTAACGGTATTTCGTTTCCATGGAATTGCATTCCCCAAACCCTTCCCCAGCATAGAGCCCCGCCATGTTCCGCAATTCACACCGGAATTTGAACCGGAAAAGCGGTTTATCCCAATCCTCAATTTCGTTAAGGATTTCGTATTTTGCAATCAAGCCGTGCATCTTAATCAACTTTTCCGCCCCCGGTTTCCACAGGCTGGGCTTATGGGCCCCCGGCTGTACCCCATAATCCAGGCCCAACCGCATTTCCTTTTGCACCATGATTTGGAATTCCCGAAGCTTCTTGAATTCGGCGGCCATATAGGCTCGATCCGGCACCGCCAAGGCATTCACTGTTGTGGCTAATTCTTCCCCTTTGCTCATTATCGTTTCCCCCCTTTATTCGGGCTTCCGGCCCGGCTTGATTGGTTCATTGTTCGCCGCAATGCCTTTGTACCGAAGATAGGCCGCTATCGCCATGCGGATATGGTAGGCAATCGGCTGGCCGCCGTGTTTGCCGTCCTCGGAAAGCTTCTTTAGCCCGGCCCATTGGCTTTTCCAAAATCGGACCGTCATTTCAACCACCTCATCCATTCATCACCCCCCGGTTATTGCTATTGAATACTACCGGATTCCACCGGATTATTTCAAGCCCTCACTATAACCCGCTTGATATAGGGAAATTTCACCCGCATCAGTGCGAGGGAATCACGGGGGCACCCCAGGGCTTCAAATTTTTTACACCCGCATTTTTCCGCCATAAAATCACCCGTACAGGCCCCATATCGTCCAGTAGACTGGCCCTTCACTTTAAATTCATTGTGGATACGTGTTTCATGGCCGCAATCACACGCCCCCCCCCGGACGATTAACTTAATAATCTTTTCGTATTCGGCCTTCATTTGCTTTTTGAATTTATCGGATTCCATTTATCACCCCCTAATCTTCTAAGATGAGATAACCACAATGGGCACAAATTTCCTCCCAGGAAGCCCCCCCATCCCTGCAAATATGTCCATCCAAAATGGTGTTATGGTCCCCACACTGGGGGCAAGCTTCGGCCCGTGTCCGGTAGCGGATCATTCCCCGGCCTTCCATGATTTCCGTTCCGTCCGGGCCCATCGGGCATAGGCCAGCCGCAAGGCCAAGGAAATTTTCACGGCCATACCATAGCCGGTATCCGATAAAAATTTATCCATCATCTTTTGCCGGGCTTCCCCGAATTCGGCCCCCCGATCATGGGCACGGTTGGCAATTTCGTAATATTGTTGGCTTGTCATTGGGCACCCCCCATATTAGATTTTCGCCATTCCCGTAATTTGCGGATAGCGTAGGCATCGGCATCCCGTTCCGAAAATTGGCCACGGGCCCCCCATACCCGCCAGCCGGATTTTACTTTGGCTTGCCATAGGTGGCGTAATTCGTGGGCCATTACATATACCAAAGCTTCAACCCGGCTTCCCATCCAAGGGGTAGGTAAATATCCGGCCCGCCGTGATTCTATCGGACGGGCTGGAAATAATTTGGATTCGCCCACCCGGACCACTACCAAGGGCGTAGCCGTGCCATGATAGCCGCAACCCTCATGGTAGGCCGATCCGGCCAACAACCCGGAGCAATTTTTAACATGAATATCAAATTTTGAAATGCCATTAGGACGGACAAAAGAAATAACCGCCCGAATGGTACCCATATCAATTTGGGTTGTGTTTCCAATTCTCATTCCGACACCCACAAAGCACAATTATTTTCTTTGGCCAATTTCAGCCAATCCAAAATCATGCCTACGGTATCCGTTACTTTGAAGGTTTTATTAACCGCCATGATTTCATGACCCACTATCCAAGCTTCCACAAAAATACCTTCCTTAAAAACGTCATTCTTAAATTGCCATTCCACACGATATTGAAATTCTTTTTCCATTTTATTCCCCCTCGCCCCTGTAGGTGGGGCCACCTTGCCGGACAAGTAAAGTATAACCGGATAGCACCGGATAAACAAGTGGAAATGAATAATAATCGGCATCACGGAAAGCCTTATGCCATAAAGCAAATATGAGTAATACAAATTAAAACCCCCAGGTCAGGAAAGGCCCGGGGGTTTATTTGCTTGGCGATTATTCCAAGCGGGGCCCTCTTATTTGGATTTGGGTTTGATTACCTCATTATAAAATACGGCCCCGGTCCCGGCCATCGGCCCGGTTACGGTCAAGGCTTCCATTACATTGCCGCCGGATATCCACGCTAGGAATCCATTAAGGCCGTAGCCCACCGCCGCCGCAATCCACGGCAACAGGGTTTTCACCCAGGGCCTTTGGCTGGCCTGAGTCATGAGGCTTTTAGCCAAATCGGTTGAATGCTTGGCCACCCCGGAGGAAATGGCGGCCACTACCAACGGATTATGCAATAGGGAAAGGTCCATATTTATATACCCCCCCCGATCAATACAAGGCCCACTTGTCCGGTTAATACATTCATGCCGTTTTTGTAGGATAGTCCCAGGGAGGCATGGATACCCGCCCCCCGCAAAAAAGCCGGAAGGTTTAATTTAATCCCGGCATCCTCTAACCGGCTCATGGGAATACTGAATCCAAATTCGTGGGCACTCCAAGATTTAGACATACCCTGGATATACCCGTACCGAATGCCCACCACTTGTTTTAAGGTCATAAATTCCGTGGAAAATCCCTTGTAAAAATCTTGATGCTCCATGAATTCAAACCCTACTTCCGCTTGGGCATTCAAACCGGGGTAATGAAGCCACCCCGGCAAAATATCAAATGCCGTGATCCGCCGGGCTTCTTCGGCCTGGCCGCCCTGGGGCATGACCAATCCCAGGAAAATTACCATTGTTGCCATCATCTTTTTGAACATTACCGCACCCCCTAATTTAATTATCGCCCTGCACAATTAACATGATTCCAACAAAGCAAAGGCCGATTAACGCTAAGGCCATCCATTCCGACATGGTTACAGACTCCGGGCCAATTCTAAGCTAGTTTCAACGTGCATTCCGTCCTTGGTATTCCACCGGCCCCCCCATACAAACCCGGCATCTTCCCAAATCTTCACCACACGGCCATCTAGCTTGGGATTCACGCCATATCCGTTAGTAGTGGGGTTCATGTCCCAGGCCATCCCCCAAGAATGCCGGGAAAGCGGCTTTTCCTTTTTGAAAAGCATATGCCGGGGAACAAAACACCCACCAATCTTTTTGGTATCCTCAATCTCAATGGCTTCAGGGCATTGCTTGGCAATCTTGGCCCAAATGGCTTGGTAGGCATCAAACAATTTAATATGAACCCTGGCCTTCCCAATCAAGGGAAACGTGCCCACTGTAAGATTAGCCGCCATCCAATCCTGGGCGATTTCAATAAAGCCATCGGCCTTATCCTGATATGCAAATTTCCCAAAATGGGTTTCAATGTCGGCTAGGGTCATCATGGTTATGCTACGGATGGGGGGAGTCACCGGATGGGCCACTACAGGGGGTAGGACCGGGCCGGGCACGGACGGGAGGGGGGAAGGCCCCGGCTCCGGGGGCATCATAGGCTGTTGGCTCATATCGGCATTAAATATAATCCGAAAAATCCATTTGATAAATTCTATCACGGCATCCAATC